GCTACCGACTAAGCCCTTCAAGCGACTAGACGATGATCAGGGTCGTATCGCATTATGCACACTAGGAAGTATTAATTGGGGCGCATTTCGTAACCCAGAAGATATGCGTAGAGCATGTCGTATATTACAGCGCAGCCTCTGTAATATACTTGACTACCAAGATTTCTTATCAATACAAAGCAAACTTAGTAATGATGAGATACAACCATTGGGTATAGGCGTAACTAATCTAGCGTATTGGCACGCCAAGCGTGGATTAAAGTATGGCGACAAAGATAGTTTACAAGAAGTAAAAAGTTGGATGGAGCATCAGGCTTTTTACTTGACAGAAGCAACTGTTGAACTAGCCAAAGAACGTGGTAAGTGTGTAGATAGTGACAAAACACGTTATGGTCAAGGCATTTTCCCCTGGGAGTTACGTGCTAAAGGTGTAAACAAAATTGTAAACTTTAAACCTGAACTTGACTGGGAACCACTCCGTAGTGAGATGAAACAACATGGTGTAAGAAATGCTACATTGATGGCAATCGCCCCTGTAGAAAGTTCAAGCGTAGTCATTAACTCAACTAATGGTATCGAATTGCCTATGAGTTTGATTAGTACGAAAGAAAGTAAGGCAGGTAGTTTCACACAAGTTGTTCCAGAATATAATAAACTTAAAAACAAATATGAACTTATGTGGGAGCAGTTTGATTGTCTTGGTTATATCAAAACAGCAGCAGTATTAGCAGCATATGTTGATCAAAGTATTAGCACTAATACGTTTTATAATCCAGCACATTTTCCAGAACGTAAAGTTCCTACTACATTAATTGCTAAGAATTTAATGTTGGCACATCAATATGGACTAAAGACTTTTTATTATAGTCTAATCAATAAGGCCGGCGCAAAAGTAGTTGAAGAACAGGTAGCACAAAAAGTAGAAGAAGATATTGCACAAGAAGATTGCGAGAGTTGTAAACTATAATGCTAGAAACTATTTGTGATATAATGGTTGATGCTTACAAGCGCAACTGGATAACTAGTCGTGATGGCAATGTAAGCATACGTCATCATGACCGTAATTATTTTTATATTACTCCTAGTGGGGTACGCAAGCAAACATTACAACCAGATCAATTCAAAAAAATAGCAATATCATATGAACCACTAGGACAGTTTTATAGTTGGTCTGAAATGGAATATACAGCAATTAGTAGTAACCTAAGGCCCAGTGGGGAAATACCTATGCACTTTGGATTGCAAAAATTTGCTATTTTACCCTGCGATGTGCGTGTTGTAGTTCATATTCATCCAACATATTGTGTTGCTGCTATGCATGCCGGTATAGAACTAGACAAACTTGTACAAGGATTTCCAGAGTTGGGACGATATACAAAAGTAGCCCCTAACGTTCCTGATGTACCACCAATAAGCCAAGAATTAGCAGATAAAGTACATAATAATCTATGTTTGGATACCATGGGATATATTAAATATGATATCGTGGGTATTAAAGGTCATGGAGTAGTAAGCATAGATACTACTCCCTGGCGCGCCTATGAACACATAGAAAGACTAGAACATATTTGTAAAATAGTATTAGCATCAGGAAATTATTAAAATGAGTAAAGAACAATATAATTTAAAAACAAAAACAGATTATCTCAATCGCAAAATGTTTCTTGACCCCAGCGGTCCTGTAACTATACAAAGATTTGAAGAAGTAAAATATAACAAGGTACAGAAACTAGAACAAACTGCGCGTGGTTTCTTTTGGGTGCCAGAAGAAGTTAGTCTAACCAAAGATGCTAATGATTTTAAAGACGCTAGCGAAGCTGTAAAACATATTTTCACTAGTAACTTACTACGCCAAACTGCATTAGATAGTTTGCAAGGTCGTGGGCCTAGTCAGATATTTACACCAGTGATATCATTGCCGGAACTAGAGGCGCTTGTTTATAACTGGACATTCTTTGAAACTAATATTCATAGTAGATCATATAGTCACATAATACGCAACATTTACAATGTGCCTAAGGACATATTTAATAATATACATGATACAAAAGAAATTATAGACATGGCAAGCAGTGTTGGCAAGTACTATGATGATTTACATTTACTAAATTGTAAAGTAGAAGCAGGAGAAAAAGTAAAAGAAAGTGACCATATTAAAGCCATTTGGTTAGCACTTAATGCAAGTTATGCATTAGAAGCATTTAGATTTATGGTAAGTTTTGCAACTAGCCTTGCTATGGTAGAAAACAAAATGTTTATAGGTAACGGGAATATTATCAGTTTGATATTGCAGGATGAACTATTACATAAAGAGTGGACTGCTTGGATTATAAATCAAGTAGTAAAAGAAGATCCACGATTTATCAAGGCAGCCGATCAGTGCGAAGCAGAAGTCTATACTATGTATATGGATGTAATACGTGAAGAAAAATCGTGGGCTGAATATTTGTTTAGTAAGGGTAGTGTTATCGGTCTGAATGCAAACATATTAAAAGATTTTGTAGATTATACCGCTAATACTGCGCTCAAAGAAATTGGTATAAAATATAATCAGCCAGCACCCAAAGTTACGCCCATACCTTGGTTCAACAAACACAGCGATACAAGTAAAAAGCAAACAGCACTACAAGAAAACGAAAGCACTAATTATGTCATAGGCATTATGAGTGATAAATTAGAATATGACGATTTACCATCATTATAAGGAGAATAAAATGAAAGCAGTGATTTGGAGCAAACCAGATTGTGGTTATTGCACTATGGCGCTCAAGTTATTAAATGAAAAGGGCGCTGATATTGATGAGCGTAAATTAGGATTTGGATGGAATCGTGAGCAACTGTTTGAATCTGTTCCAAATGCTAAAAGTGTACCGCAAATCTTTATTGATGGTAAGCATATAGGTGGATACGCTAATTTACGTGAATATTTCCAAAAGGGAGAATAAAATGAATTTTGTAGTAGATAAAGTTTATAGTTTTAAATTAAACAGCGGCGAGGAAATAGTTGCTAAGGTAAAATCAGTTGATTTGCCTAATATTCAAATTATAGATCCTGTTTCTGTAGTTGCAGGACAGAATGGAGGTTTAGGCCTCGTCCCCAGTTTATTTACTGCGAAACCGTCAAGTCTTGTAACAATAAATACTACTAGTGTTGCGTTAGTTGCAGTCGTTGATGAAAATGTTGAGTTGAAATATATTCAAGCCACGACTGGACTAACTATGCCTGAGAAAAAGGTACTAGTAGGTTAATGCCAAAGATAGCAAGAAAAGACGATCAAAATACAACTGGCGGCAAATTAATTGAGAGTGGATGTGCGGGTACAGTATTTGCCGATTTTAAAAAGGTTGCATTATTAAATTGTCCTATAACACCTCATGAACCATTCAAAAGTAAAAAAACACATCAACCACATAAAAATGCAAAGGTAAACGAACCAAGTCCAACAGTTTACGCTGAATTTATACAAGTAGTACGTGTAACAAGTAGTAATACTTGTGGACATACAGTAAAAGACAATGATGCTACGGTATATGTGCCATGAGCGATACTGGGAAACAAAGTCCTTTAGGAATAAACGTTTTAGGGTCCTTACTACAAAACCAAGGATTTTATATTAATCCTAAAGTACGAACTTTAGCAGGTACTAGTAAAATAAATTCTGAATATAGTCCTGGCGAGATAGTTAATAATACATGCCTTAAATGGATTACTTATGCTATAAAAGATGCATATGTAAGAGGTTATCCCAGTGGATCTGACCAAACGGTTAGCAATAATACATATGACATAATGTTAAATGTAGGTCAAAGCCGTATACCTGCATTAGCTAATAGTTTACCTCCAACATATCTTGTAGAGGATCCTAGTGATCAATGGGAGGGTGAAGTAAACAGTGGGTACGGTATACCTGGCAATGGTGTACTCCCTTCAGGTTCTACTGTTGATCCTCTTTATGCTGGACAAGGACAAGAAGCAACTTGGTATCCATATAATACTACCAATCCTAACGTAAGTATTACGCAGTGGGGCTGGATACGTTTAATAACGTTACAAGCATGGGGAGAATTTAATTATAACGGTGAATATCCAGATCAAGATAATCCTGCATATAGATATTTTTTACAATCGTTTTTATCAGCACAGGGGTTTTTAGATTATTCCAACAAAGCAGTTTTCGCTATACAAGATAGTAAAGAATTTCTTAAGGGTGTATACAGTAACATGGATGATCTTACTAGTAGTGACATCACTGGAGTAAGTTTAGCTAATCGTGCATTTGGTGAAGATTTAATTAATATAGGCAAAGCAATGGATTTAAGTTATATTGCTACTTTTGGACTACCAAGTAATTTGTTAAAAACATTAAAGAAAAATAATGCACTTACAAATAAATTAAGTTTTGCTTTGTTAGCGTCAGGGTTAGAAGCATCAGATATTGCTAGTATTACAAGTGATACTCCGGCAACTTTTATACAAGAGCAAAATTTATATAGTGCATTTTTAATAATACAAGATGCTGATTTAAAAGAAATCTTAGTAACTCTTAACTGCAAAACTAAAAATTTGGAAACACTAGCAGATTTATTAAACATTAAAAAACTATTTCCAATAAGTTTTCAATCATTAACTGTACCTATTTATAATAC